CATCAGTAGTGGCTGGAGTACCTTGAGTAATAAGACATTCAGATGCACGACGGAAAGAGAACTTGATTTGAACATCGTGATATTGGAGAGCAATAAGAGGAAGAGCAAGACCATCGTTACGGCAATGGAAGAATTGAAGAGGAACATGAAGAATTGCAGCATCGTGAGTTTGGGCAAGAGTAGTAAGATCTTCAGTATTACCAATCATTTTATTGTAACCATCATCTTGGAAACCATCACGTGCAAGCTCGTACCAGATGTTTAGCCAGTCACCATAATGTTTATCAATTTGAGAACCACCAATATCAAGTTCAACATAATCAACAAGAGCATGTCCAAGGAAAGGAGTCCATGCAACTTTATTACCAGAACCAGCATCGAGGGAACCTAGTTCAACACGGAGGTAAATTTTAGTAACGAGATCACCATTGCGTTGAATTGGGCAAGTAACGGTTTTTCCAAAATCAGGAGATCCGTTAAATGTCACTTCAATTTGTTCAACAGCAAAGTTAGTATGTCTACGATAGACAACTTTAAAGAATGTAATTTGAGGATTTCCAGTAAGATATACGTCTTGAGCACCGTATGCGACGAGTTGCATTAAACCACCACCCATTGTATTTTATTATATATTATTACAATAGAAAATAATTTTACTCATTCATTTATTCGTTATTAAAAATATATTTGTAAATCTATATATTTTTAATAATTATTCTATAATATTTATCTTTCCTATATATTTAGTAACCTCTCATAATAATATTAAAAATATTATTTGTATTATAGAAAATTATTTTTCTAAATCAAACAAATTAAAAACTTATTTGATTTTTATCAACTTGTAAAATATTCTTTAACTTGTAAAATATTCTTTAACTTGTAAAATATTCGCCAAAAGGAAAACTCATTAATTTATCCATGAAATTTTTAAAATTAATTTTAATTTTATCAACATCTGGTATTTCACGTGTTAATTCATATGTATATTGACTAATTTGATTTATATGCCAACCCATTTGTGTTGCTTTGACTAATATTGTTGATATTATCATTTTAACAAAAGTTTCATCATCCATTTAATAAATATAAATTACTAAATATTAAATTATTTAATTTCAAACCAATATAAGGTTTAATAAGTATATATATTATATATAAATAATGTCAACTTTTCGAACTAGACCAAAACGAAACATCAATTGTGATTATGGAATGGAAACCACTACGCTTGATGTTAAAAATACAGAAATGATAAATATATTTAATATTAAAATGCAAAATTTACCAAGAACTAAAAATAAATTACAATTATTGTATGAAGAATTAAAAGAATTAGATTCTAAAAATCCAGCATTATACACAAATGATGATATTCGTCGTAAAGCGGAAATTAAAACAGCAATAGAAAATTTAATTTATGATATTCATAAAATCGAAAACGAAAATGATGAATTAGATTATTTATATGACACATTAGATATTTATACGGATTATTCAAAAAATCGATTCAAGGAACCATCACATGTAAATGATTCTATAAATGCTGTTAATATTGTTGAATTATTTAGAAAAAAACAAGACGAATTAAAATCAAATCCAAATAAAGTTTTCAAAAATGAATTACTCGAAAAATATGATAGGATTGTAAATAAAGAACCTAAAAATAAAAAAAAGAAAGGCTTTATTATTCATTTATGTAAAAATTGTGGCGAAGAATTATCATTAAATTTAATTGACGGATTTTTGACATGTATGAAATGTGGATTATCTGAATGTATTATTGTTGACAGTGATAAACCAAATTATAAAGAACCAGTACCAGATACTACAGCATATGCATACGAGCGCATGAACCATTTCATTATAAATAGTATAATGATTTAATATTTCAGAGAGGTGGTAACAGCGGATCGTCTATTATAAGTAAAAGTATAATAGAGTAAACGAAGTCATCTTTTACCATTATTATTATAAAAATCATTTGCGGTATGATTATTATTATTATAATGCAATATGTGTCCGCTAGTCCAAAAGTTTGCATTTATGTAAATTTTCCAAGCGCTATAAATGGGCAGTTTAATAACTGTTGGGCAACATCTCCAAACTCAGGGGAAATCTTTAGAGCATTAATTACTAAGTTATTTATCGAAAGATTTATAAATGACCATTGGGAAAACCTATGGATATAGTAATAATATTAATGATTAGATAATCCTGAACCAAGTCCCTAAAACTAATACTAGTACAGTCATGGGAAAGGCGCAGAGACTAGATGGAGATGGGTTTGAGACTTACTAGAAGTCGATGATAGCCTAAGGTATAGTCCATTCTTTATGGAGACATAAAGAGAAACTATTCTGATAAAAAGTGCAAAAAATTGATATTTAAATATTTAATAAAATAAATGAATATAATATAATAATAAAATAAAATGAAAACGCCAAAAGAGATGAAAAACGAGTTGAATGGAGTAATATATAAAGTTAGAGATATAGACTATGATAATTATAATACGATTGATGATATCGAAATAAAATATGCACCATCAGGTATTCGAGGAATAACTTTTTTCCATTACCAAGGTAAATATGGATTTAGAGTAAAACATCATAAAAAAAGTAATGTATTTTCAGATCATCATAATACTGTTGAACAAAATTTCGAAAATGCAAAAAAATTTCTGAAAGAAAAAATAGATAGTGAAAAAATACCAATACCAGATGTATCAGAATCAATTGCTGCTACAACAAAACATATGATTGAAGCCAATAAATTAGCATCAGAAAAAGCGAAAGCAGAAGCAAATAAACCTCCTGTAAAATTAGTATTTGAAGAAATAGATAAAGAAAATTTGCCACTTGGAATAACTAAAGCTTTTAGTAAAGGGAAAGAAAAACTTCATATTGGTTATTATGCTACTAAAAAGGGAGTGAGAAAGAGTTTTGGTAGTATTCAGTTCACATTGGATGAAAATTTACAACAAGCAATAAATTGGTATAATGATGAATTAGAAAAAAATGCTTTAATTGAAGATGCTATAAGAAATAAATATAAAGATGAAAATGGACATATTTATCGTATAACTTTTCCAGATGGAAAGAAATATATTGGACAAACATATGAAATTATGAAAGGAAAATTATATGGTTATCTTGGAGAATATAAACATCATATTCAATTAGCTATGAATACAGAAAAAGAAAATCCATGTGAATTGTATAAAATAATTCAAAAAACAAAACACGAAGATATCAAAATTGAATTAATATTGGTTTGTAAACTTAGTGAATTGGATAAATATGAAAAAGAATATATTGAAAAAGAAAATACAATATTTCCAAATGGTTATAATATGCAAACCGGTGGTAAATTTGGATATACTGTGCATGCTGTTTCAAAAGAAAAACGTGGAAATGCAGAAAAAGGAGAAAAACATCATCAATACGGAAAACCAATTACAGAAGAACATAAAAATAAAGTTAAAGAAAAATTAACTGGTAAAGAGATTAAAGTTTTTCATACTGATATTAATAATAATGATCTTCCAAAAGATGTATTACAATATACTAATCCAACAACAAAACAAATAATCGGATATACTGGAAGACGTTCTGATGGTACTAAAATGTTATTTGGAGATGGTAAATTTTCTATGGATGAATTAAAAGATTTTGCAATTAGATATAAAAATGGGGATGATACAGTATATGAAGAATATTGTAAAAAAGGAAATTTTTCAATTAGTAGTCCAGTTCCATGTCCAAAATACATGAAATATAAACCAAAATCTAATTCTCATAGCGAAGGATTTGAAGTATGTTTTACACCGTTAAAAGAATATGGAGTGGTATTTAATAAAGCATATACTACTGCTACATATAGTTTAGATGAAAAACGTTGTATGGCAATAAATTTTTTAAATGAGTGTTGGGATAAATATAATACCCTCAGCAAAATACAAAAACCGTAAGAACTAACATATTATTTTATTGAAAATTAATTATTATAAAGATCTATAATGCACTAAATATACAGAACCAGTTTCAGGGATGTTAGTGAAATAATTAATCAGTTTCAGGGAAGAGAGAGTACCTTGATACCCGAAGAGGATTATCAACGTATTTATGAAGAAATTAAAAAATATAGGACAAATATGCAAAATATAAAACCGCAATTTATAAAAGGCATATTAAAAAATTTAAACATGAGTAAATATTATGAGCATGCTACTCATATAATATATAAATTAAATAATGTAACTCCTCCACATATTACAAGAGATCAAGAAGAATTATTCAAACGGATGTTTAGAGAAATCCAAGTTCCATTTGAAATGTGTAATACAAAAGAAAGATCAAATTTTCTAAGTTATTCATATATTTTACATAAATTTTGTGAATTAATTGAACTTGATCATTTGTTACAATGTTTCCCATTATTAAAAAGTAAAGAAAAATTACGAGAACATGATAGAATATGGGAACAAATATGTGATTACTTACGATGGGAATTTATACCATCTATTTAATTTATTAATTTTAAAATTGATAAATTAAACTTATACAGAGATTGCACGACCTAACGTACCAACATCTTGGTCACAAAAGTTGTGTTGGGATGATCATACGCAAAATTCTGCAACTCTTCAAGGAACCTCACAAAATCAACGATTTCGTCCGAATAATCGTCTCCAATTGTGTCAAGATCCTCACAGATCATTTCTGCAATAGCCATACCTGATTTGTTATTGCACTTCTTGGGATGAAACTCAATCCCAATCGGAGAACTTGGATCAAGAGGATTTTCATCTTCGTCTGAATGGTTGGGAGACCCGCAATATCCAATCCAATCCCGCTCTACCCACTTTTCAACACCATCGCCAATGATAACATAAGACTTGTTGTCATCGAAAGAGCTCATTCTCAGTGTAGTTGTATAATCAATGATTAACACAACAGTATAAATGAAAAATATAATGGACTTTTCTAATACTTCGAATTTCAATTTTTTATGATTTGAGTATTTTAATTAAAATACTCAAATCATAAAAAACTGACAATTAGATGAGTTTACGAATGACATTGCAATTTTTTATGAGTTTACGAATGATATCGCAATTTTTTATAATAATATTTATATAATTTTCATTCCGCATACAATACCTGTAGTATCGTCTCGTTTCATTATTAAATCAGTTGGATTAACACTAATATATCCAGATTTATAGCCAGTTATTTTTTGTAGATCATTAATAACAGCATTTGTTCCAAAATAAGGATGTTTAATTATTTCATTATCATTTATATTATGACCTAGTGTTACACATTCTATTCCATTTATTATCATTATATGACCATGATCTAATACAAAATCATATACTGCATCACATACAATGTCTTTTATTGGACTAATTGAACATGGGAAAGTCCATACATTGTTATTTTTAATCGGATGATATGGAGTAATAATTAAACCATTATCAAATTCGACCATTTTTTGATTATAATTTTGGAAATTAATTTTGAATACACATACTACTTTTGCAACTCCAGAAGGTGTTTTAACTAAATCATTTTTTTTAATATGTTTAACTAATTTTTGTGTTTTATTATCTCCAAGTAGTACACTGCAACTACCATGAATACAACCACTTGGATTTGGCGGAAGAATATCAGTATCAATATCAATATTTGTGTCGAATGATAAATTATTTAAAAAATTCATTTTGTTTTGTTATATTACTTACTAATATATTTATTTTTAAGTAATAATATATAATTATTTCATTTTTTTGATAAAGTAATTTACTTTATCAAAAATATAATAATTTTAAATAGTCTTTATTCCTCCTAATAGTGCAGATCCAATTGATAAACCAGCGCCCATCTTTGCTCCTCTAGAAATTGCTGGAGCAAATGTATCAAGAATTGCAAATGTTAATGCTGCAGTTATTCCAAGCATTATAATTTCTTTAATATCTAATTTTTGTGTAGGAATATAACGAGCCGCAATAGCTACCATAATTCCTTGAATTAGATATTTCATTGCACGTGCAAAAATTTCGCGAATATTTGTTTCAATACGTTCTGATTCCATTATTTTAAATTTATATATTATATCATAATATTTTTATTTGGATAATTTATTAAATTAAATTATCGTAGCGATTTATTATTGTAATGAATTGCAATAATAAATTATTAAATTAAATTGTTCAATAAATTATTATTGCAATAAATTGCAATAATAATTTATCGTAGCGATTTAATTATTATTGCAATTTATTGCAATAATAATTAAATTGTTTAAAACAAAAACTAATTATATTTTAATAGTATAATGACAGGAGGATTGGTACAAATTATAACCTATGGAACTCAAGATATTTTTCTTACAGGTAATCCTGAAATTAGTTTCTTTAAAATAGTGTATAGAAGACACACAAATTTTTCTATAGATACAGTCGAACAATTTTTTGATGGAAATATTAATTTTGGTGAACAAATACAATGTAATATTTTACCAGATGGTGATTTAGTTCATAAAATGATTTTAAAAATAGATCTTCCA